TGTTGATGAAATGTAACCTCTACTACCATCGGATGAATCAACTCCAACAGTATCCAAGATAACAAAAGATGAATCTTGGAACTTTAATGGAACTGTATCAGGGAAAGAAGTACTAAGAGCAGCAGAGTTGCCACTCAAATTAACTTGTTCCCATTTAGCACCGTAGATAGTGGGTTCAATATTCAAAACTCCGCCGGATTCACCCGAAATTGTCAAAGTGTGACAAAGAGCACCACTAACTTTAAGGTCTCTGGGATCAGCAGCTGCGCCACCCATTATCCTCACAAAGTAAGCAAACTCTGTAGTATCAGCCGAAGAATAGGGAACATTGGTTTGTTTATAAATACCCGATCCATTAACTGGGCTGCCTTGTGATGAACCTGATTGAAACAAAAGTTTCGCAAAGGCTGACACATTATAGGCATCTCCCAGCATTGGAAGGGCAAACTGAACCGCTTCCCCAGTCTGGACTACATTATACTCAGAACTTTGCCTAGTTGATTTTCCTGTAGCTTGTTCTGTATCAAGTGATCCACTTGGAGCTTTGAAGTTAGGATGGTCCGTTAAAGCAAGACTAAAACGCTCATTTGCTGTCCCATTACCTTGAACACCCACTTTAGTGGCTGCAAAGTCAGGATTAGCTGCAGATGAAGCAGCTACAGTTGTAGCTCCATCCATTTGCATAGAGTATATGTCTTGCCATATAGTACGAGTTGCCATATTAACTCCTATTATTTAAGTCTAAGTCTTTGGCCATCGGTGGGTACCTTGCTTTGACATGTTATTGATTATTATTCCTCGGCTTTTTCTTCTTCTTCGACTATTTCACCTACGACATCGGCAACACCGTCGCCATCTATGTCTACAGCTACTTTCTTTGAAGCTTTAGCCTTCTTTTTTGGTTCTTCTTCCTTAACGATTTCATAATCGTCAGGGTGAATAAAATTCTGCCAAGACTGCTCTATTGTAACAACCGAACCGGTGTTGCTCAAAGCTGTTCTAACATCTAAAGGGATTGCGCCATATAAACCTTGATAACGAGTCCCCGAATGATTAGTAGGCCGAATTTTTATCGGTACTTCATATTTAGCCATGATGTACTCCTCATATTATGCTGCCGCCAGAACTTCCCAAGAATCTGCTTCAAATTGAACTGAGGATCCAAACAGAAGTTCTCCATTGGCAACTAGTTGTCCGTAAACAATTCCCCTATAATCAACATTCCATACAGAACCGTCTAAATCTGCATTAGCAAATAAAGTTTGTCGTGCCTTGTCTGCAACATTAACATTTCTCTTTAGAGCAACTTGTTTATTTTTCATTTTAGTTATTACATTTACTGCAATATCTCTTTTCACTGAATCTACTCCAGTAAATCTATGGCTTCTAACCTCTTGCAATATATCTACAAATATAATAGGGTAGATAGGATTGGGAGGTAAAGCAAAACTTTTTAAACTTTTAATATTTGATAAAATAGCACCAGGTCCAATTCTTTGTTCTTTTAATATATTAACTATTTTATCCATCAAGGTTTTAGTATCAACTGCTGAAGCTCTACCCGTTCTTTTACCTTCAATATCTGGAGTAGGATTATCATATGAATGACAATCAAATTCAAGAGCTGCGGTATGTAAAAATCCATTTCTATAAGGAACGGGTTTATCACTTGAATCAAATAAAACCATCTCAAGATCAACCACAGTTTTAATTACTCTATGTACCCTCTCTGGAATTTGATAATCATCAGCCCCTACTTTAAAAATATCTTTTACTTTTTCTTGAATACCAATAGCCTGTCTCATCGAGGCTTTAGAAGTAGCTTTCTTACAAATAACCTCAATTCTAACCTGTCTAATATTATGAACATAACCTGAGGTAAAGCCTGCTACTCGTTCCTCAACAGGGATAACTGCTATACATGGAAATACCGCTGGATTAATTATAGGTCCAAAGTATATCTTCCTTAGACTCGGTAATAATCCATTCGGATTTATTTCATCCTGAATGTGGGCCTTAATATCTTCAATTAGGTCCAACATATTCGTGCTATTAGCTTTAGCCATGTCTTCCTGTCCGGCGTTTTCACTAACGCCAGGTTAATACAATTATCTAACTACTAAATTCCGGTACGAGGATTCCAATCGGTATCCTTGTACTTAGTAGCGTCATTGCCGTATTCATCGATTTCATAATCGACTTGTATGGGAGTAATATCCCTACTGATTAGACTTTTTTCAAGAAAAGTCGTACCTTGTTGTAAACCTCTAACCATAAACCTATACTTATCCCCATATTTTTCAGCAGTTGCTGAAGCATCGGGTACCTCCTCAGTATAAATTGTATCCAATATATATTGAGCGGTAAGTAAAGAGCTTAGGTGAGATAACAAACTTTCATGGTTATAAATTTTTAAATAATGTACATCCCCTGTAAAAAATACCCCGTTCCACAAACTACTATTAATAGTAACAAAAGAATCGCTTGTAGTAAAATTCCCTGATGTAGCCCCAGTTCCCTGAGACCCAGTTAAATCACTCTCACAACTGAAAGCAGTAGCTGAAGTGAACTTGAACTTATATACTTGTGTATAAACGGACGCCCCAGTAGAAACCGAGATAGAATTGGTGCCATCTGTTAACAGCAATTTACCATTGGCTGAGTTACCAAAGCGCGCAATTGGGGTAACTGCATATGGAACTGAAGTAGAGAGGTCACTTCCATAGGAGGGGCGTAATTCTCCTCTTAATTGAGCATCACTCCTAATAATCAACTCTCGCATTTGTTCAGGCGCTAAAACGGGGAAACTCTGATCCTCATCATCGTATAATTGTGGAACTAAATCCACAATATCTAGGTAGGTGCTAATTGCGTCTTGTTTTATTGCCATTTAGGATGCCCTATTTTAAATATTTTTTCGCAATAAGCAGGGGTCTTTTAACCCTCTAGTTATATGAAAATTATTTTTTCTTTTTGCCAGCCGGCTTAGCAGCTTTTTTAGCAGCTTTTTCAACCTTTTTAGCATATTTGCCAAAACGGTCCGACTTGACTTCTGTAATTCTTTTGTTCATCATCTTTTCCTATTTAAGAAATAGGGGGCCCAAATGGGACCCCCTTTAACTTTTTTTATACAATTATAAAGTATACTACTTATGCAGTAGACTTAACAATGTATCTCCAATCAGTATGACCTACGCCACCGTGATAAGAGAACCGGAATCGTGCTACGATCTGGTTAGTGAAAGCAAGTTCACTGTTTGCTCCTTGAGAAGCTGTAGCTGGTGAATAAACATTCAACCATAGCAACTGTTTAGCAAAATCACCCATATACCAGTCAGTAGCTGAACTCAAGAAGACGGATGAAACAATGTTCAATCCACCTTGGGCCAGGTCTTTCACTGGGTTATATGTTGGTGATACAGTATCACCTGCGCCACCGCCAAGCATTTGGCTATTCATGATTTGGAAAGCTTTCGCTTTCAAAGCGTTAGGTATAAGAACAGTATTAGGAACAATACTTACTTTATTACCTGCTTCATCAACCATAGCATTATATGCTTGATAGACCGCATCAAGATCTGTGTAATCTGCAAGTGCGTTACTTGCAACCAGGTTATCATTTGTCTGACCATCTAAAGCAGAGTGATCATTTGAATACATCGCTGCTGCATTCTGAGCGGACCCTTTGTAGACAGCCCCACCAAATGAGGTTTCTTCAAAGGCCGACCGTGCGGCACATTCGATTGTTTCAATAATCATCTTCTGTTTGTGATGCCCAGCTGCCCTACCAATATCACGAGCCCTGCTCATGACTTCGCCGGTACGATCTTCGTAGATAACTTCTCTAGTGAGGGAAATCAAACGACCAAAATCAGCCATTACAACTTTCCAGTTTTTCTCACCAAAGGAGGTTTCTTCGTACGCCATACCTTGACGTCTCATAAGAGGGTTAGTGTCACCGGCTGTAAAGCCAACTACTAATTCATCATCAGTACGAGTGGCTTGAGCAGATCTGACAAGATCGCCTACACTTCCTAGCGCAAGATCATACTCATCGATAATATCTTTGTGTATAATCTTTTTCGCAACCGTGGGGAATGCAGAACTATCCATTGCTTCTGCAACTCTTGCAGCAGGTTCACTAATGGGGACATCAACTAGTTCTTCATACAATTGCTTGAATGAAATTTGACTAGTATTGATTTGTCCGGCATCAATAGCCTCAACAAGAGAATCAGCAGCCATTTCATATCCCTTACGTTTGGATCCGGCCTCTTGGACCTTCGCCTCAACAAGAGATCTAATATTTCCATTATTCATGTTATTTTATCTCCTTAATTAAGCGGATACGCTAAATAGTTTCTGCAAACCTACCACATCGACCAAAACCTTCAAAGAGGTTGCGGAGGCTTTATATTCAAGAGAATTGACAATAGTATTTGCACCACCGTCAGCTTCTAATGTTCCGTCGGATTTGTATTTAAGTCCAGCACCCGGAGTAAAACTCGCGGATGTGGTAGGACATTCAACAATAGCCTGAGTGTATACCATGATCTGTTGAGGACCATTAGCATCTTCAGACAATGTTCCACAAATACCGAGGAAAGTTGCATCTTCTGTAGCAGCTGAAACTTTTTCAACGCCGGTTGCGTCCCAATGGACGAAATCTCCGACCTGTAAATCATCTGCTGCAGTCAATTTAGGAAGCGTAAGACGTCCATAAATAGGATCGCCATATTGTAGTATGGCACTAGCTTTTAAATCAGCCATGTCTTACTCCTTTTTGCGATTGATAAACAATTCATTAAATGAATTGTTTATATTGTTTCATTGACTTAACAAGGGCATCCATATCAAAAATAGGTTGCTCTCCTTGTTCTTCTTCATCGGCCGAATCCTCAGTGGCACGGGCCCCGTTTCCGGATACCTCCCCAGTTGCTGATTCTACCAATTCAAGACGGTCTTTAATCCTATCTTGAATCTGTTCTTCGTCGTCAAGCTTCATCAAATCTTCGATGAAGACCTCGGATACGAAATCCGGATCCAATTTGCTATCTGTAATAGCCTGATTAACCGCCGCCCTTTTAGCTTCTGCCTTTTCCTTAACTTCATAGTCATCGACTTTTGAAGTAAGTTCAGCATTAGCTGCAGTCGCTTCTTCTAGCTTCTTTTCCAGATCGTCCACTTTATCTTCTAGATCTTTAACAGAAGAATCAGTTTCAGCTTTGGCCTCAGAATCAGCAGTAAAATCCTGCCGGAGTTCTTCAGCAATCCCTGGATAGTCTTCTAGAAAAGCTTCCTTAGTCATTTCAGTGACTTTGGATTTTTCTTCCATATGAGTATCCTCCGTTGGAATGTTTAGGTTTGCGACTTCAGTTCGAAACTCCTCAATTACATGAGAGAGCTTCCTTGTGGCTTCATCGGCTATTTGTGAAGCCATGACTTCGACAACCCCACCGCCTGCGGCAGGATATGTAACAAAGTCCACGCTGTTAAGAAATACAATTTCTTCTACAACGTATTTCTGGCGTTCGTTGGAAGAATCACCTTCTTGTGATTCTTCAGCTTCTTTGACTTTTGCTCTGGCGTCAATAGAAGCTCCTACCTGACCAGGAAATTTTTGTGCTAGATCGAATAACCATGCAGTAGAAGGGTTATCAACCATTTCAACTACTGCATATGCAGATCCATCTTTTTTATAACTTTCTGTAGCAATAGCTACTAAATCTTTAAATGACCTCCCCATCATAAGTCCCATCGAGTGATCCATATACATTTGAGGTCTGCCCTTTATATGGTCTGCTATAGATTCTGCAACTTCCTTAGAATAATAATAACCATTTTTAGACCAACCCTCTTCAATCAGCTTAACAGCCATTTTCTTCTTTCCATCCTTAGAATCTTCTATCGCACGAACCGAAAGAGTTTCTTTAATTTCTTGATAATCTTGAGTTATAGAGCCTAACTGGGGTGGTATACCCGTAGTACTGACTGATAAATTTTGTGTTTCCATTCTTTTTACTCGCTTATGCTGCTAAACCGGGGACTATGTTGTCCCCGATAATATATCAAGGTAATAAATTTCTATGCAAGGATAATTATGGCTCTTTAATTACTTCCTGTAATTTATGAGTCCGCTCCTTCTCTTTTACATCATTACAAGAAGTCCCTAATATTTTTAATTCCAAAGTCCCATAATAGTTCCCTCGATTAAATCTATCTAGAACAAAAAGTAAATTCATCCAAAAAGGAGTACCTTTTCCATACTTATTAACTTCAAATGATTTCTCTATAGCTTTAAGAAGTTTATCTTTTATTACTTCTCTCTGCTCTTGATTATAATCTTGTACGTTCATTTACGTCTCTCTGATTACCTCAATTTAAATGAGAAAGGCTATTTTACCAGAGGTTTTTTCTACCCTCCCAGTGAATCATTCTGGGACCTATATGCAATACCGAAAAATTCTTTAAAAAAACCCTCTTATCTTGCGGCCAGCAACTAGAGAAATAAGAGTCACATCCTGCAGCAGTGTCAAAATCTTCAGGATACCAATTATCATTAACCTGACAATTATATAATTGACCATATCCTAAAGGTAAGGGATTTTCTTTGGTAGACTCTACATCAGAATTCCAACCCATAGCGGTAAAAGTCTCAGGTTCTTCGATTTTTAAAAATAAAGAATTAACTCTAAGAGAATTTAGAGCATCATGAGGTAATCTCATCTTTAAATCATCCATAGTAGCCATATCCTCATAATTACCCCCTAAAAATAATTC